CCAATGGCTCAATGCGCCACCCCACCCTGGTGAAGATCAGGTGGGATAAGTGACCTTTACCCCCACAGATATGCCCAAAATGAAAAAAGAAAACCTAGTGGCTGCGCCCAATGGCCAGCTCATCAGCCCTAAGATGCACCAAAGATTGATGGCCTTTAAGCCCATCATTGAGAAGGCCAATGCTGAGCGCATCACCAGACCTGACCTTGCTGCCAGGCTGATCTGGAATGGCCTGCCTATGTCTGAGCTTACAGCTTATACCTATGTGGAGCTGCTTGGCATTGATTGGCATCACAAGCAGGCATACAGGGCAAAGGTCAGCAGGGATAAGCTGCAGAAGATTGTGCCTGGTATGCTCCAGAAATCTCAGCCCATTTACAAGATTGCTGCCAAGATTGGCTGCTCAGTAAGCACTGTGAATAGGTATATCAGAGAGGCTGAGCTGGTGGCTGATGATAAGAAGATCTGCCCTAAGAATTATCTGCCCCCCAAATAAGCCACCTATGGAAAAGCAATTTGAAGCTGAAGTGCTGGTGGATGGTATCCCCTACCTATGTGATGTATCCCTGGAGCTTGAGCCAGGGGATAATGGCATTGGTGCTTATGAGTATTGGGGTGCTAAGGGATATGACAGCCAGCCCTGCTGGGAGCTAGTCAGCCTGGGCTTTGAAGCCTATGATGATGAAGGCAATCAGGTCACAGATCCTGGCCTGCTGGCCAAGCTGAGTGATGCCCTGACTGATAAAGCCTGGGCTGTCATTGATGATATGGATTTGCCCAGCAAAGAGGATCACAGTAATGATTAATCAGCCCCCCATTATGAATAAAGATCTGGCCACCTTCACCCTGCACAATCTCCTGCAAGAGTTTATGTGCCTCAATGATCGCATCCTCTGTGGTGATCTGTCTGAAAGGGCTGTGGTAAAGAAGGCCAAGGATATCCTGGCTGATGAGCAGAAGCATCTGGCCACCCTACCTGGCTGCACTGAAGCCTGGCTGGATGCGCACATTGCTTATGGTGGGCTGCTTGCCCTGAGCTATAGGATCACCTGGCAGGATGGTGATGTGCAGAAAGGGTATTCAATCCCTGTGCGCAAATGACATACATACAAACATACAGGATGACATACATACCAGCCCTGATCCTATCCTGCGCATCTGCTATGGCAGCTATCACCCAAGCACAGCTGGATAAAATCATTGCCATTGAAAGCAGTGGCAATCCTACAGCCAGGGGTGACCAGGGTGCTGGCCTTGGCCTGGCTCAATTCCATTATGCCAGCTGGCAAGACACCACTGCCTGGCGCACAGCCAATGGCCTGGATGCCTACCCTTACCACAAAGCCCTGGATGCCACCATTGCCAGATCCTATCTGCACAGCTGGCTCAGCCTTAATGCCACCAGGTTTGCCAAGGCCACAGGCAGGAAGGCCACCCTGGTGGATCTGTATGCCATCCACAATCTGGGCTTCAATGGATACAGGCAAAGGGCATTTGACATTGGCCGTTGCCCAGGCATCACCAAGCGCAAGGCAGCACTCCTAAGATAATCCTCCAGACAAAACACCTTTTGGAAACCATATCCTATTTAAATCTGCCCAACGCATCAGCTGCAGCCATAGATCCAGGCAAGGCTGGTGGCATTGCCTTCTTCAATCCTGATCGGAAGATTGAGCTGCACCCTATGCCTGATGATATTGCTGACCTGGCAACCATCATCCCCTTTGGCTGCACCATCTACCTGGAGAATGTGCCTCCCTTCATTGGGCGCATCATCCCCAGCAGTGCAGCCTTCAAGCTGGGCAAAAGCTGTGGCCTCATTGAAGGCTGGTGCATTGGCCGACAGCACAGGGTGATCCTGGTATCCCCTAAGACCTGGCAGGCTGGCCTGGGTATCACCAAGGCTGGCAGCTCCAATTGGAAAGCAGCACTCAAGGCAGAAGCCTCTAGGCGCTTCCCTTGGGTGGATGGCCTCACCCTTAAGACAGCTGATGCCCTGCTGATCTTGGATCACTCCCTTAATCTCTCACCCAGAAAATAAAACCTATGGCTAAAACATCCACCACCATCACCCCCATTGGCAGCACCCCTTATGTGATCCTGCCCTGTGGCACAATCGCCCGCAAGCTGAAGCCTGTGCAGATCAATGGCAAGACAGCCTGGAGCTTGGGGCTTGGGGCTTCTGGCAAATCCAAGCGCATCAGCCTGGAGAAGCCCAACGCAATCCAGGATTATTTGGAAGCCTGTGAGAAGGCTGAGCTGGCCAAGGCTGCCAAGCACACCCAGGGCTGATTACTCTGCTCCTGTAGCACAATGGCTGTGCGCCCCATTTGTAATGGGAAGGCTGTGGGTTCAAATCCCACCAGGAGCTTCCCCAATTTCCCCACCCCCCACAAACAATGAGCAAACGCAAAGACAGCCAGGCTGCTGATGATCAGCCTATCACCCCCACCATCACCCCTGTGCAGCTTTCTGATGAGATCAGGAAGCTCAGCCCCACTGAAGCCCTGGTGCTGGCCATTGCCAGCTGTGAGAATGTGGAAGCCAAGCGCATCAATCCCCATTTCAAATCATCCTATTTCGGGCTGGGTGATTTGCTTGCCCAGGTGAAACCATCCTTTGCAGCCTATGGCCTGGCCTTCATCCAGGTGGCCAACACATCTGATGAGCGCATCAGCATCCAGACCAAGGTGGTTCACATCAGTGGCCACATCTTTGAATTTGGTGAGCTGGGTATAAAGGGTGGTGGCAAGCTCCAGGATACAGGATCTGCCCTGACCTATCTGCGCAGATATGCAATGGCCACCATTGCAGGGGTGGCTGTGGATATGGATGATGATGGCAACGCTGCCAGCAAGCCCCAGCAATACAGCCAGCCCAAGCCCTACCAGGCCAAGCCTGCTGCTCCTGCCTATGTGCGCCAAGATGATAAGCTGGTGACCTGGTATGTGGATGGCCTGGGCAATCTCACCCCCGCACAAACCAAGGCAGCTGCCCAGATCCTGGTGCAGAAGGGCTGGCTGGGTGATGGTGAAAGCCTGGAGCAGCTTGCCCCCATCCACCAGGTGGAGCTGACCACATCCCCTAAGATGTGCCAGGCTTTCCTCAAGGCCATCAATGAGAGGGTGCAGGCCAATGGATAAGCCTGTGCCTTTCATCCACCCTGCCAGGCTTCAGCCCCAGGGAACACAGCCTGTCTATAGGTTTCCCAAGGCGCACCTTCTCACAGCCAAGCAGAAGCAGGGCATTGCCCTGGATCTTCTGGCCAATGGCATCCCTGAACGGCGCATCAGGAAGGCCATCAACATCACAGCCAGGCAGCTGGATAAGGCCAAGGCACTCAAGCACCAGGCCAATGGGTAATCTCATCCCCATCAAGCTGGCTGAGGCTGCGCTGGAAGCCCAGGAGAAGCAGCACCAAGCCCAGCAATACATCAGCAAGGCTTCCTTTGATGAAGCCTGGATGCTTTACCAGCAAGCCCTGGAAGAATGCCAGCAGCTCAAGGCTGAGCTTAAGCAGCTTAGGGCTTCATCCTTCATCACAGCTGTGCCAGCTGAGGATTATGAAAGCTTGAAGGCCAAGGCCATCAGCCTGGCTGAGCTGACTGAGAGCAAGGGTTTTTTCTATTCCAAGGAAAACCAAGCCCTTTCTGATGCCATCATCAAGCAGATCAAAGCCCTATGATTAATGATGACACCCAGGGCAATGCCTTCAAGCAGGAGCAGCGTTTTAATCATCTGCTGGATATTGTGGCTGACCTGATCCACCAGCAGAAGGAAGTGGCCAGCATCAATAGGCAGCTCCAATGGGATCTGCGAGAGGCTGAGCTGCGCCTTAAATCCCTGGAAGCCTGGCGAGCTGACTACAGAAAGAAGCACCAAGGTGAGTAAGCACAGCCCACTTCCCAGATACAGCACTGAGCTTGGCCGTGATAGCAATGGCAGCACCAAACACTTCATCCTGGTGGAAGGTGGCTGCTTCAAGCACAGCCCTGGCTTCCTGGCCTGGGGTGGTGTGCTGGTCAGGTTCGATACCAAGACAGATGCAGCCCTATTCTGCCAGCTGGCCAATGATGGCTTCATTGATTTCCCTTTTCTAATTCCCACCAAATCCAAACCCACCCCCACCAATGATAACTAAAGACCAGATCCAAGCCCTGCCCACCTTCTCCTGGGATCGTGCCACCTATGATGCGCACAAGGCTTTAAATATGTCAGGCTGTAAGGAGATCCTGCGCAGCCCTGCCCACTATAAGGCTTACCTTGATGGTGCTAAGAAGGATACAGCTGCGCTGCGCATTGGAAGCCTCACCCACCTTTACTGCCTGCAGCCTGATCTCTTTGCCAGCCAAGTGATCACCCTGCCTGATGATGCCCCTAAGAAGCCCACAGAGAAGCAGCGCACAGCTAAGAAGCCCAAGCCTGAAACCCTGGAGGCCATCACCTGGTGGGATAACTTTGACCACATCAGCCAGGGCAAGACAGTAGCAGATAAGGATGAGCTGGAAGAAGCTGTGCGCACAGGCCAGGCAATGAAGGAAGAAATGGAGCATTGGGGTATCAAGCCCCTGGCCACTGAGCTGTGCCTGGCTACCACCTATGGTGGCCTGAAGCTCAAGGCGCAGCTGGATATGATCACCACAGATGGCTGGATCATAGACCTGAAAAGCTTTGGTGATTACATCACCCCCCGCAATGTGTTGGCCACCACATACAAGAGGGCATACCACTTGCAGGCAGCCTTCTATTGTATGATGTTCAAACAGGTCTTTGGTGAACGGCCACAGGGCTTCAAGCTGATCTGTGCTGAGAAGGCTGCGCCCAATGCCTCTGGCTGCTTTGAATTGTCCAGCCAGCTGATTGCTGAAGGTGGGGTGCTGGTCACCCAGGCAATGGAAGCTTATGCAGCCTGCACTGCCTTTGACAGCTATCCTGCCTATCCCAAGCAGATCCATACCCTCCAGCCCTACCCCACCAAGGGTGAAGCTGAGGCCATCACCTTTGCCTGATGAAAGACCGCAGCACCTGGGTGGCAGAAGTGTTCCACCCCAGCAATCCTGGTGGCCAGCCCTTCTATATGTTCCACTGCCAGGCTGCAAACCAGCCTGAGGCCATCCTGAAGGGCAAGGCTTACCTCTACAGTGGCAATAGCTTTGTGCGCACAGACAACCCTGCCACAGCCATCCTGATCCAGCAGCTGCTCAATGATGGCCAGCTGACTGTGAAGCCCATTTATCCCGAAACCAAATGACATACCAAAACAATAACAGCCCCCGCCCAAAGCTCACATCCATCAGCACTCCAGGTGATTATCTGGTAAAGGTCTGCAAGATCCGTGATGAGGATGTCAGCTTTACCCAGAAGAATGATGCCAAGGTGAAGGTGCTGCTGACCACCAAAGACAGCCTCAAGGTCAATGATACCTTCTTTGGCAGCACTGATGGTGCGCTGAAGCGCGCTGCTGCGTTTGTCAGCACAGCCACAGGGAAGAAGGTGGGCTTGCCTGGCAAATCCCAGGAGCAGCTGCGCAGCTTCCTTAGCCAAGCTGAAGGGTCTTGGCTCAAGGTGACTGTGGTGCAGGAGGAAGTGACCTTCAGCAGTGGTGAGCAGAAGGTGATCTGCAAGGTCACCAAGTTCCACCCCTTCATCAATCAGGTAGATCCCTCTGCTGAACCAGGCTTCTGACACCCTGGATTGACAGGCTGCACCCCACAAGCAGCCTGCCATCCTCCCACATTTCCCCTATGACAAACCACAAGCCTCAGCTCCCTTCTGACCTGGATGCTGAAAGGTGTGTGCTGGCCTCCATCCTGGTGGATGGTGACCCCCTGCACCCCATCTTCAATGCCTGCAGCAATGCCAGCCTGGATGCCAAAGCCTTCATTGAGCCAAAGCACCAGCTGATCTTCACTGCCTGCCAGCAGCTGGTCACTGAAGGCATCAGCCCTGATGAGCTTACCCTGTCCAATCAGCTGCGCAGCACCCTCAGCCTGGATCAAGCTGGTGGCCTGCCCTACATCAATGAGCTGACCAGCAGCCTCTTTGCTCCCTCAGCCAATCTGAAGCAGGCCATTGGCATCATCCAGGAGAAGCACCAGGCAAGGCAGCTCATCTACCTGGCCAGGGATATCAGTGCCAAGGCGCAGTCAGGAGCTTTCAAGCCCACTGACCTGGTGGAAACCCTGCTTGCCCAGGCCAAGGGCATCAGCACCACCACCAGCCAGGATAGCACCACTGTGCAGATGCCCCTGGCTGATCTCTACCAGGTAGATAGGCACAATGACCCCAATAATCTCATTGGGAATAGATGGATCTGCAAAGGTGGCAGCTTGCTGTTCAGTGCCCAGGCTGGCTGTGGCAAATCCACCCTGGCCACCCAGATGATCGTCAGCTGGGCACTTGGCCGTGATCTCTGGCACATCAAGCCTGTGCGCCCACTCAGGATTGTGCTGCTGCAAAGTGAGAATGACCTGGCTGATCTGGCCGAGCAATGGCAGGATGTGACAGCCTCAATGGATCTCACCCAGGCTGACCATCAGACCTTGGCCAATAATGTTTTCATTTACAGAGAGGCCATCAAGACAGGTGATGCCTTTGGCCTGCTCATTGAGGATCTGGTGAAGAAGCACAGTGCAGATCTGCTGATAATTGACCCACTTCTAGGGTTCGCAGCAGGGGATGTATCTAAGCAAGAATATTGCAGCCACTTCCTGCGCCACATCCTCCAGCCCTGCCTGATGCGCACAGGCTGTGCCCTGATTGCCATCCACCACCAGAATAAGCCCCCTAAGAAATCTGAAGGCAAGACCAGCAGCACCTATGATTTCAGTGGGAGCAGTGAGCTAGCTAATTGGTTTAGAAGCACAGCCATCCTGCGCAGGGAGGATGATGAGCTGCCCCACTTCATCTTCAAGCTGGGCAAAAGAGGCAGCAGGGCTGGGATGCGAGATCTCCAGGGCTTCTTCACTGAAAGCCTGAGGGTGCGTCACAGTAAGATCAGAGGCCAGATCAAATGGGAGATCAATAACGCACCCCCGCCCCAGGATGATGATGTGTGAGCTTCCCAGCCCTGGGCAGGCCAGCCAGATCACCCTGGCTTCAGCCTGGCACAGACCTATTACCCTAAAGGGTAATATAAAGGCATTACCCCTTGGGGGCTTTAACGCTGCGCTAGCCCCTAGGGGATGCTGCCTTTATTCCACCCCTGCCCCCTCAGTGGATGTATAAGGCGAAAATCAAAGCCCTGGCTAAGCTCCAGCATTGGAAAAGGCAGTGGAAGGATAAGCCTGAGCTGATGAAGGCCAATCTGGATGCCCTGATTGCCTCCAGAAAGGCTTTGAAGGTAAGGAAGGGCAAAGTGGTCAGCCAAATCATCCAAAGGCTTCCTGAGGCTTTCCAGGCATCAAAGAGCAAGCAGCTGATGAGTGATGCACTATTGGCTCAAGGTCTGCAGCCTGATCCTGCCAGGCTTAAAAGGCTGCGCACCCAGGCTGTGCGTTATGGCCTGCTGACCTATGATGCGCAGAAAAAGTGCTGGATTGTGATGGCTAACAGCCAATTTCTGCCCTAATACCCCTAACATAAGCAAAAAAACTGCACATCTGTGGCATCAAACCCCCGAAAAAGGAAGATTAAGCAGCAGCTGCAGCAGCTAAGGGATGGCCGTCCAGAAGAAGCAGTGTTTGATGCCTGGTTTGATGGTTTGCCAGCTGAGCAGCAGCACCACCTGAGATCCCAAATCCCTCCAATCATCCCTTATAGGGAAATGCCTTTTGCCAGGTATAGCTTCCCCATCTATGCCAATGATACCAAATTTGCGTCAGCAGATCCCAGGCGCATCACTGAGCCAGCTGATGATGATGGGTGGGTGACCAGGGAGAGAGTGGGTGAAATCATCAGTGATGTGTTGGCTATGCTTGGTGCTTCTCCAGATAAGGCTGTGCGTGCCCATTTTGATATGGTGAAGATAATTTTGCAGACAAGTGATGCCCCTACTCAGCTGGAGCTGGCTGAAAGGCTTGGCCTCACCAAGCAAGCTGTGTCAGTCAGGGTGAAGAAGCTTGCGGCCAATGCTGCGCTGCTTGCGCCTGGTCTGCTCACCAGGATCAAAGAAGCTGCAGTGGAGCTTGATAATAATGATTTAAATGATTTAAATGATGGTTATATGACCGAAAGGGGTGCTAAGAAATCTATTCCCCCCACCCACCCCAAGCGTGGGGCATCCACCACCGCCAAAAAACACGGGTTTTCACCACTTGGTGACCAGGAAACGCACCAGGGCTAGCACAGCCAATCATTTACAATACCAGATATGACGCAAAGAGAATTGGCCAAGCAGCTTGATCTATCAATTGGCTATGTGAGCAAGCTGTGCCAGGAAGGGATGCCTAAGGAGCTTGAGCCAGCCAGGGCTTGGCTGAAGGAGCGCAAGGCAGGAAGGCTGCGCAAGCTGCCAGCTCCAGCTGCCAAAGCTGACCAGGCACAGCTCAGCCCTGTGCAGATCCAGGCTGCAGCAGCTATGGCCAATGGCGCATTGGATTATGCCATTGCCCAGCACATCCTCATCATTGACAGGGCAAGGGATGCATTGATGGCAGCGATTGCTGGCAATGATCCTGCCCAGGCCAAGCTGCAGTCAGCTTATAATGGTTCACTGAAGGGGCTGGTTTTCCTCCAGGATAAGGAGAAGGCCAGGGCAGTGGAGGCCAGGGAGCTGATCAAGCTGACAGAAGCCCAGGCATTTATTGCCAAGTGGTCAGCCAAGGTGGTGCAGAAGCTGGATAAGCTTCCCCTTGAATGTGCTGAGGGATGCAATCCTGACAGACCTGAAACGGCCATCAAAGCTTTGACCAAGTGGGCAATTGAAGTGCGCACTGATCTGGCCAAGGAGATCCTATGACAAGCCAGGAAGCCAGGCTGCTGGCCACAGCACAGGAAGTGATCAGGCCAAGCTTCACAGGTGATGTGGTGCAGTGGGTGGAAGATAATGTGATGGATGTGCCTGACTCTATGATCAGGGGAAAGCTCAGCCTGAAGCGCACCCCCTGGCTGGCTGAGGCACTGCGCATCCTGACTGATCCAGAGACAAAGCTGGGTGTGGTGATAGCTGCCACCCAATCAGGCAAATCCCTGCTGCAAAGGCTGTATGCCCTGTGGCAGATTGTTAATGCACCAGCACCCTTTATGATGCTGCAGCCCACAGATCCTGAGGCCAAAGATTTCTTCATCAGGTATGTGCGCCCACTGATCAATCAGTGCCCACCAGCCAAGGCACTCCTGGCTGAAGGGGATAATGATAAAAGCACAGTGGCTGATTTCACCAATGGTGTCACCCTGTATTGCAGGGGTGCGTGGAATGAGGGAAATCTGCAACGCCTTTCCCTGCGCACAGTGATTATGGATGAAGCCTGGATGTATCCCAGGGGGCATATCCTGGAGGCATCAGCACGCACCCAGGCTTTCAGCTGGATGGGTAGGGTGTTGGCCTTTGGCCAGGCTGGTAATAAGGGTGATGAATTCCACAGCCTCTTTGACAGCACTGATCAAAGGGTGTGGCACTTTGCCTGCCCCAGCTGCAGCAAGCTGCAGCCCTGGCTGTGGGATTATGTGCGCCTGCCAGAAGAAGCCAAGGTGGGTGGTATGTGGGATACCAAGCTGGTGGAAGCAGGCACTACATATGAGTGCTGCCATTGCCAGGTCAGGCTGAAGGATACCCCTGGGGTAAGGGCTGAGGCCAATAACCCTGACAGGGGTGCAGGCTTCAAGGCCACCAGCTCAGGCAGCAGCTGGGGCAATGTGGGGCTGCATTGGAATTGCCTGATCAATTCATCCTGGGGCAAGGAAGCTGTGAGGATGCTAAAGGCTAAGGAGAGTGCTGACCTGTATGGTGATGACTCTGGGCGCAGGGTGTGGAAGCAAAAGAGGCTGGCACTTCCCTGGGCAGAGGATGGGGGCGAGATCTCCAGCCAGGCCAAGGCAGGGGATTATTCCCTTGGTGATGCCTGGGATCTGGAGGCAAAGATTTCCCCTGAGGCCAGGGTGGTGGATATCCACAGCAGCAATGTGCCTGAAGGATCAGTGCCTTTCCGCACCCTTTCTGTGGATGTGCAGCGTGGTCACTTCTGGGCTGAGTGCAGGAGCTGGAGCAAGGCAGGGCACAGCAGGCTGCGCTGGTTTGGCAAGGTGGATACCTGGCAGCAGCTGGATGATTTGGCCAAGCTGCACCAGGTGAACAAAGCCCTGATTGGGGTGGACTGTGGTGACCAGACGCAGGAGGTTTATGCCCAATGCGCAGCCAGGGGATGGAAGGCATTAAGGGGCAGTGGCCAGGCTGATTTCACTGTGCAGGATATGGGCACTAAGACCACCAAAAGATTTTACTCAGATAAGCAGCTGATCTTTGTGCCAGGCCAGCAGCGCAGGGCAGAAATGATTGTGTGGAGCAATCTGGCCACCAAGGATCTCCTGGCTGGTTTGCAGAAGCGCAGGCTGCATACCTATGCAAGAAATGTGCCTGATGATTATGTGCAGCAGCTCACAGCTGAAGTGAGGGTGAAGGATAGCAGATCAGGCAAAGCCCATTGGATTATGCCAGCTGGCAAGACAGCAGGAAACCACGCCTGGGATTGTGCCTGTATGGGGCTGATCCTGGCTGTGCGCTGGGGCATCATTGGCAGGGATGTGACTGAGGGTGACCAGCCCAGGGAGCAGGCTGATGGTGGATTGACACAGGCCACTGAGGGGGCAGGCTGATCTCAATGCTTCCTGGCTTGAAGCATAGCAAACAGATGGGGATCGTTGTTTTGTGGGGCAGGCCAGGAAGCAGCCCAATTGACCTTTGGTGCAATTTCAAATGGCTTCAGGGATTTTCATTGGCCTACCAATTGCAACCCTCACAGCAATGAGGGATGCAGCCCTGACTGAGCTGACCACAGGGGTGGTGATCACCAGCTATTCTGACAGTGGCACATCTGTATCCAAGGCCATCACAATGCCTGCAAAGGAGCGTTATAATGAAGCCTGCTTTGCTTTGTCCTATGCAGATCCTGCAGCCTTTGGTGAGCGCACCACTGTGATCAGGCAGGATTATTCCAATCTGGAAGATTAATTTATGGCCAAGCGCAAAACCAATACCCCCGCCATTCAAGGTGATGGGGCTGCTCCTAAGCACCAGGCTGGATCTGCTCAATTCACCAGCATCCAGAATAATGGGAACAGGGCTGCAATCTATGGCACAGCTGTAGATTTCTCAGTGGATTATACCCCCACTGACAGGCTGGAAATGATTAAGCGCCTGCGTTATGGTGAGCGCAATTGTGGTATGGTTCGCCAGATCCTGGGTGATTATGTGACCTATGTATGTGGGGCAGATGGCATCACCATCCAATGCCACAGTGCTGATGGGGATAAGGCTGTGCAATATGAGGAAGCCTTTGCTGAAGCCACCAAGCAGCTGGATCTGTCTGGCCGTTTCTCCTGGGCAGAAATGCAGCGCATCCTGCTTAGGGGCGCACTGCGTGACTGTGACAGCTTTGGCATCCTCACAAATGATGAGCTTGGCAATCCCAAGGTGCAGATGGTGGAAGCCCACAAGGTGGGTAATCCTGAAGGCCAGCCTGTGCCTGATGGGATGATTGATGGTGTGCGCTTTGACAGCCTGGGGCGCATTGTGTCCTTTAATTTCCTGCAGCCCAATAAGACCAGCAGGGAAATCCCTGCCAATTCTGTGCTGCATATCTGTGAGCAGGACTATTCTTCTGGGGCTAGAGGCTTGCCCCTGCTCCAGCACTCCTGGGCTGATATCCAATCTGAAGATGAGCTGCTGAAGCTAGAAATGCTGGCTGTGCGTAATGATGCAGATTTCACCAGGATCTTGCAGAAGCAGGGTGGCTTCATTGCTGGCCAGCTGAAGGATGAAATGGGTGGCAGTGGCAGCAATGGTGAAGCCCTGGCCAGGAAGCTTGGTGGCAAGCTGGCAGTGCTTGAGCCAGGTGAAAACCTGACCAGCCTGGAGAGCAAGCGACCCAATAATAATTTTGTATCTTTCCTGAAGGCCATCCAATCAGACATTTCCAGGGGAACAATCCCCTATGAATTCAGCAATCCCTCTGAAGCTGGTGGTGCTGCGCTGCGCCTGATCGCTGCCAAGGCTGATCGTGCCTTTGGTCGCTGGCAGACCATCCTGATTGAGAAGATGATTGTGCCCATCTACAGATTTGTGATTGGCACTAAGATTGCCAGGGGTGAGCTGCCTGATAGCCCTGATTGGTGGAAGGTCAGCTGCACCACTCCTAAGCGCCTTACCATTGATGCTGGCCGTGATGCTGCCCAGGATCGTGCTGATGTGGAGCTGGGGCTTCTGTCTATGTCTGAGCTTTATGCACAGCGTGGCCTGGATCTGCGCACTGAAATGGTGAAGCGAGCCAAGGATTTTAAATTTATCAAAGACCTGGCTGAAGCTGAAGGCTTGCCCCTTTGGATGCTTTACAAGCCTGGCTTCAATTGGCTGCAATCTGGCCAGGGTAAGCCCACTGCTGCTGAAGTGCAGATGGCTGATGCCAATGGTATGCCTGAAGATGAGCCAGCCTCTGAAGAAGAAACAAACGATCAGCCCAATTCTTAATTACCAATGCGCTCCCTCATCAAAGCTATTAATGGCCAAAAGCCTTTCCTGGTGGATTACCAGGTGGCTCAGCAGCATCTGGCCATTGTCCAGAAGCAGGGCTTTACTGATCTGCTTGCCAAGTTTTTTGGCGAAGCTCCCAAGCCCTACCAGATTGGCAGCACCTTCATCATCCCTATCCAGGGGATGATTGGCAAAGGGCTTTCGCCCCTGGAAGGCATTGGTGCTACTGATGTTGAAACCATTGATGATTGGATTGATCAGGCTGTTGCCTCTGATGCCAAGCGCATCCTGTTTAATATCAATTCTGATGGTGGCACGATTGATGGGGTAGAGGAGCTGGCCAATAAGATCAGGGGCATTAAGAAGGAAACCATTGCCTATACCTCTGGCTCTATGAATTCCGCTGCCTATTGGATTGGCAGTGCAGCCTCCAGGGTGGTGGCCTCAGGGTCAGCTTCCGTTGGATCTGTGGGTGTCTATGCTGTTGTGACTGATGTATCTGAGCAGGCCAAGGCAATGGGCATCAATGTGCGCATCTATCGATCTGATGAGCTAAAGGGCATTGGCGTGCCTGGCCTTCCCATCACTGAAGCCCAGGATGCCTACCTGCAGAAATCTGTGATGGATGCTGCCAACACCTTTAAGGCTTCTGTGAAGATGAAGCGCACAATGGTGAATGATGCTGACCTGAATGGTGGTTCAATGTCTGGCAAAGAAGCTGCAGCCAAGGGCTTGGTGACAGGTCTGGCTGACAGCCTGAAGATCCTGCTGGGACAGCTTGAAGGCGCAGCCACCCAGGGCATCCAGGCCAAGGCTTTTAAGAAGTGATTTGACCATTGGTGCATAAATAAGATGGCCACAGAAATCACATCCTCCACTCCTGAAGAAATGGTTGCTCAGCTCAATGCCAGCCTTGGTGCTGCGCAGGCTGAACACTCTGAGCTGAAGAAGGCTTTTGAAGCCCTGGCAGCTGAGAAGATGGCCACCACTGAAGCCATCAAGCTTGAGGCTGCTGAGGCCACCAAGAAGCTGGCTGATGCTGAAGCCATCATTGCCACCCTCACAGGTGAGAAGGAAAGCCTGGCCAAGCAGCTTGCTGAAGCCCAGGCCAATCAGATCACAGCCAGCAAGGAAGCTGCCAAGGTGGTTGCCTCCCTGGGTGTGAAGCCTGTTGCCAATTCCCCTGCTGCTGATGCCCAGGCTGAGGCCATCGATCAGAAGCAGATTGTTGCCACCTTCCTGGCTATGAAGCCTGGTGCTGATCGCCAGGCTTTCTTCAATAAGCACAAGGGCATCATTGCCCCTGGCTTCTAAAATTTCCCTCCTAATTCTCTAACACATAACATCTAAAACATATGGCTAATACATTCACAGCTGCTCCTGCTACATTGTCTGAGATCATCCTGGCTGGCCTTAAGGGTCGCTTGGGTGTCCTCTCTGCTTTCAGCACCAATCTCACCACAAACACCACAGGCAAGGTGGTTCAGGTTTCCCTTGTCTCTGGTGGCGCTGCCAAGGAATTTTCCAAGGCCAATGGTGGTTATACCGAAGGGGACAACGCTGATCTCACGGGTGTCCAGGTGACCCTTAAACACTACCACAGCACCAAGGAATTCACCCCTGATGAAGTGGGTGAATATGGTGAGCAATACCTGGCCAATGCCTTTGTGCCTGAGGCCATCAATCAGATCGTTAAGAAGGTTCACGCTGTCATTGGTGCTGAGCTGGTTAATGCCAATTTCTCTGCCAATGAAGTGGTAACTGCGGCCAATTTCAATTACAGCCAGGTGGTTGATCTGAACACAGATCTCAATGATGCCAAGGCTGGTGATCCTCGCTGCCTCCTGGTCAATGGTGCTTATGCTGGTGCGCTCCGTAAGGATGCTACCCTGACTGCGCCTTTCAATCAGGCTGGCCAGAATTCCCTGATCTCCTCTGGTCTCATTGGCACAATCGCTGGCTTCCAGGTTTTTGAATTCACCGATCTTCCGACCAATTCGGAAAACCTCGGGGCTTTCGCCTGTGGTGCTGATGCGCTGGCTGTTGCTATGTCGCTGCCTTACGCTGCTGCCTTCCCTGGTGATGTTGCCTCTGCCACTGATCCTTCTGGTCTGTCTGTCCAGGTGCTGCGTGCCCAGGGCACAGATGGCATCCTGCGTTTCACGGCCACTGTGCGATTTGGGGTCAAGACCGCTCGAGGCACAGCTGGTAAGCGGATCAAGACCGCCTGAGCTTAGCACTCAGCTACTCATCAAGCCTCACCAGAAATGGTGGGGCTTTTTTGTGCCTGGCTGCTTTTGCCACAGGCTTTGCCTCAGGGGTGGCATCCTGGCCTGGTGGGTATCCTGGGCAGGGCAGACCATCCCAAAGGCTTCCTGAGCCAAGCCAGGGGGCAAGGCCAGCCTGCCCTGTATGGCCATCACCCCAATAGACATTTGGTGCATCAATATGAATAGTGCCCTGGCTGCTATGATGTTGGCTGATGCGCAGGCTGTCACAGCTGAGGCTGGGCAGACAGTGACCATCAATGCTGTGACCTATGCAGCAATGGTGTCTGATGCTACCCTGTCCCAAAACCTGGAGGCTGGTGGCCTGCTGGATAGCATCACCACCACAGTGAAGATCCCTGCCACCCCAGCAGCCCTGGCTGCTGCCAGCTCAATGGGCTTGGGCAAGAAGGTCACCTGGGCTGGGCGCACATTCAGGATCACAGGCAAGACCACCAAGCCTGGATCAGCCTGGGTGCAGCTGGCTGTGGTGGATGATGACCACAGATGAGCTATGGCTGATATCACCATCACAGTGAATAGAAGCCTCAATGCGCAGTGCGCAAAGACCTTCAAAGATTTCGGGGCTTATACCAAGCAGCTGGCTGAAGATCTTGTGAAGGAAGAAGGGGCTTTGACCTGTAGAGAGGCCATCAATTACAGCCCACCCCTAGATGGGGGTAATGGCAACAGGGGCAGTGGTGGTGGCAAAGGTGATAAGAAGATTGCCCAGCATTGGGGCAATTGGGCTATTGCCAATGATGTGCTGAGTATTGTGCAGGAGGATAGCAAAACCCTGGCCTCAGCCATCAGCTCCAGAAATGCCCAGGAGCGTTTCAGGAAGTGGAGGCAGGGCAAGCCCCCTAAGACCAGGGGGGTGGTCAGCCAGATCTGGGAGGATGCCAATACAGACAGGGCTTTCAAAAGGGCACAAACACTGTTCAGCAAATGGGCAGGCAGGCGCACAAACATCCTGGAGAATGATAGTGCCCTGGAGCAGAGGCATAACAGGATCAGAAAGCTTTACAGGGGGCGCATCAGAAAAAATGCCAATCGAGATCCAATGACAGGCCAGGTATCTGGTGAGCAGCCAGCCTATGCCCCATTCAGGGTAATCAAAAACTATATCAAGAAAAGGCAGCTTAAGGTGGGCTTTATGAAAGCTGGATGGGTGACTGCCATCAAGAAAATCACCCCACCCAAAATCAATAATGTGGAAAAGACCTTTGGCCTGCGCAAGCTGCCAGCCTGGGTGACCAGGCACAATGTTGGCCACGGAGGAGTGGGGTTCAATAAATATACCACAGGCAGCAATAATGTGCTGATGACTGTGCGCAATGACCTGGGCAACATCTTTGGGGTGGGCTACCTGGCAGGAACAAAACGCTATGTGACTGCAGTGCGAGCTGGCAAGATGGCCAGAAGGATGCGCCATTTTATGAGAGCTGCCATTGAAAAGGCCAATGGTGGCCAATCCCCTACCTAAAACTTTATGCCATCCAAATCACCACTGAACATTGTAGAAGATGCCCTGGCTGCTGTCATTGATGCATCAGCCTCCCTTAATGGCTTCCAGGTCTTTAAGGGGCAAGCTGCCACTGAGCTGCATCTGCCCAGCATCATCATCAGCTGTGATGGTGCTACCTACCCACCTGAGCTGCCCCAGGGCTTGGGCAATTATGTGTGCAGGGTGACCATTGGCATTTTCAATAGCTGTGATGATGACACCCTGGATACCCACAGGGAAGCCTCCCAGGATGTGATGGGGCTGATGAATAACCTGGCCACCATCCAGGCCAGCTTCACCACCATTGGTGATGCCACTTGCTATGATGTGACGCAGACCAGCCTTGATCCTGACCGCAATGACAGGGCTTTCACCACCAGCCTGGGCTTTGATGTGCTGATCTGCCTGAGCAACACCTGAGCTTTTGACTATAGGTGCATAATTAAACCAATACCCAGATGGCCACTAAAACTCAGGGCACAGCCCATATTTACGGAATTGCTGGCACTGTCAGTGGTTTGACAGTCCAAAGCTATACCACCAGCAAAAGCTACGCCAATGCTGATGAAGTGGTGGATGGCACAGGTGTGGTTAAAACAGTGCGCTATTCTGATGAGCGCACAAATCTCACAGTGGAAGGGCTTGTGCCTTCCAGCTTCACAGCTGCCATTGGCGCTAAGCTAGACTTCACAGGCAATGGCCTGGCCTTCTCTGGCCACATCACCCAGGTGGAGGAGCGTGGTGAGTCCAAGGGCTTTATGCGCATCAGTGTCACAGCTGTGCAATATGAAGGCATCACATCTGCTTAAGGCAGAGTGATTGACCTACCAGGCTGGGCTTCCTAGGGTCTGCTGTAATGGCAGACCTTAGATTTTTTAGCGCCTTCCTCACCCCAGCTGGCACATCCATCCTGGGCAAGAAGCTCAAGCCTTTCTGCCTAAAGCACAGGATCTTCCTGGAGGGAATTGCCAGCCCCTATCTGCAGCAGGATAAGGAGCTGACACCCACAGATCTCATCATTGCCCTAAAGATCTGTGCTGATGAAAGCATTGATGGCTTCACCCTGAGGGAGAAGTGGCAAGCCCTGGTGCTTACCCTATCCAAGCGCAGGCTGGCTGAGGCATCCCTGGCCTTTGTAAAGCACATCAGCCAGCAGGCTTCCTATCCCAAATTTTACGAAAAGAAAAACACAGAAGGTGAAAGCTCAGTGCCCTGGCAGCTTAGCATCCTGGCCACCCTGATCAGAAATGGCATCACCTATACAGATGCCCTGAATATGCCTGAGGCCAAAGCCCTATGGCTGGCCACTGCTTTCAATATCCAGCAGGGTGCTAAGCTGGATATCCTGACCACAGATGATGAGGAGCTGATTGACCATCTGGCAAAATTAGAGGCAGAAAACAAACAATGAGCAATGACCTATCTTTCACAATCTCAGCCAAGGATCAGGCATCCAAGGCTGTAGAGACAGTGCAGAAGAAAATCCAAAACCTTGGCACAGACCTGGCCAAAGGTTTCCTGTCTTTTGCTGCGCCACTCACCCTGGTGCAGACAGGGATTTCAATGATTGGTGATGCCATTGCTGCGCAGAAGCAAAAGGTGGCTGACTCAATTGAGGCTTACTCAGGCATTACTGATAAGGCTGCAGATATTGGGGTGGCCACTGATGAATTTTTAAAGCTTAACCAGGCTGCTCAAGTTAGTGGCATTGGGGTGAATAAGGTGGCCAAGCTATTCCAGGAAGTGACCACCATCATTGAGGAAGCCACCACATCTGGCTCATCCCAGGAAAAGATGCTGAAGGCACTAGGCTTCTCAGCTGAGCAGATTGCTGCTGGTATGCTCAAGCCCATCCAGGTCATTGAGCAGATGGGCATTGCTATGGGTGGTGCATCCACAAACACAGACAGGATGGCAGTGGCCACAGCTATGCTTGGCAAGAATGCAGCTGACCTGATCCCTGTGCTGCTCAAGGCGCAGCAAGTGGCTCAGGGCTATGGTGAAGATCCTGGCATCAATCAGGATCAGATTGCCTTGATTGAGGAAAAGAAGCGCAGAGATCAGCAGGCCAAGAATAAGGAGCAAGCTGCCATTGCAGCCAGGGAAGCCACTCAGCTTTTCCTGGCTGAAGATCCTGAAGGCAGGGAGCTTGCCAACAGGATCAGATTGGAACAGTCCAGGCTGCGTGGTGCTGGCGGGGGTGGTGCTGGGGCTGGTGGTGCAGTCACAGTGACAGATGCGGAAATTGCTACCAGGGCTGAGGCTGAAGTGTTGGCCATCCTGAAGAAGCGCAGAGAGGAAGCTGCCAGGCTGCGCCAGGAAGCTGGTGCTGGATCTGTGGAAAATCTCAATGAGCTGGAAATGCAGAGGCTTAACACTGAGGCAGTCACCCTGGCCTTGGAAGATCTGGCCAAGCTGCAGGCTGATGAGGATAAGGGTAAGGAAGAAGCTGCTAAGAATGATGCCAAGCGCACAGCCCAGGAGCTGGATGAAGCCCAGAAGCTCAGGGATGAGAAGGTGAAGGATGCTGCTAAAAATGCCAAGCTGACTGTTTCCAGCCTCAGGGAAATTGGTGGTGCGCTGGCTGGTGAATTCATCCCATCTGATCCTGCGCCTGAATACCTGAAAACAATTGCGGAAACAGAAAAGGAAATGCTCAAGGCCATCATTGAGCTTAAAGAAGTGATGGCCACCAAGCCCCAGCTCAATGGGGTAGATTTCACTAAAGATCCCAATCAAACAATGTTCACTGCTTAACCTATGGCCGAAATTAATAAAAAGGGTGACAAGCTCACCAGCCTCCAGCTCCAGCCTGGGTGGACAATTGAAGGTGATGGCTATGGCCTGCTGACATCCAGGCTGACCTATGCTTGTGATGCTGCTGTGGCTGATGCAAAGAAGCCCAAGCCCAATGAAGCCCACCCAAAGAATGGGAAGCTGCTGTGCCACAAGGCTAGCTATACAATCAATGATAATGATGTGGCCATCATTTCAGCTGATTATGTGGGCATTGAGTCAGGATCTATGACCAGGGTGATTATCTCTGGTGATACAGCCCTGGCCACCCAGGATATCCAGACACACCCCAAATTTTTCCAGGGCAATGCTGGCCAATCTGGGAAGCCCCTGATGGATTTGGGATGGGATATGGCTGAGCGAGCTTTTCCTGCCACCAATGCATTGGCCAAGGAAAGCAGCCTGGTGGGAGTCAAAAGCTACCTTGCGCCTGATCTTCAATTCACAGGCACTTACTATACCAGCAGCAAGGAAACCTTGAGCAATAACCAGAAGCTGGTGGGCAAGACCTTCAAAGACATTGCAGGCTGGCAGGATATTGTTGTGCCCAGCACCCTCACAGCAGCTAGTGCCAAGCACACCAGGTGGGCATTGATGACCAGCTGCAATTATGAGTTATTCGCCAACATCTATAAAGTGCGCTTCACCTTCAGAGTGGCCACAGGTGGATGGCACAGCTACATCTACGAAACCTATAACTGATGAATAACATCCAGCCAGGTGTTGGGTATAATTTCACAAGTGACAGCAAAGGCTTCAGCCTGACCATAGACAGCCTAGGCAGGAAGCGCACACCCCTTGAGGTCTATAGCAATCCCACCAGCTCCACCCAGGCAGCTGTGTCTGTGCAGCCTGGATCAGTCAATGGCCTCATCCCTACCATTGGTGGTGCTTACCTGGATGCCACCCCTGCCCCCACCCTGGCAGTAGGGGCTTCTGGTTATATCTATGTGAAGGCCACCAGGGTGAGTGGCTCACCTTTCCCTGCCACAGTGGAGATCCTCTTTGGATCTACTGTGCCCAATGACACCTTGAGCATTGGCCACTTTGCCCTGGCCTCCATCACTAAGACAGGCAACAGCCTTCAGATCAGCCAGCTGGTGCGCACAAGCCTGGTGGCTGGGCGAGCTGCCACCAATACATCTGCAGCCTGGTATTGGTTCAATGTCTGATTATTACCCCAATGGGTATTACCCCAGCAGCACCACCACACCACCAATGTGGGGCACAGCTGCTGCTTCTAGTGCTTCAATCGTCCAGCTTAATGGCCTGGTATATAGGAAAAATGAAAGGCACACAGGTGGCACAGGCAGGCCAGATGAGGAAGTGGATGGTGCAGGCTTCCGCACCTGGTCACTTTATGGGGGTAATTCTCTAGCCCCTGGCTTCAGGTTTAACTTTGTTTTCCTGGATAACCAGATTTCAAAGACAGTGGAAATGGATGATGACACCTATTCATCCACATCAAATTATTTCTATGATGGTGCTTTTGGTGGGATCAAAGCCAGCATCAATGTAAGCACTGAGGATTGTGATATCAATGATGTGGCTGCAGTGCTGCCATTGGCTCAGAGTGAATTCACCACCAGGAGCGCAGGCAGTCCTTTCCTTGTATATGAGCCACAGCATAATCCAGGGGTGCGCACAGTGCCCTGGAGTGATGGCTATAATGGCTATTATTCTGATCCTCCTGGTGGGATACCACGAACCCCACCCACCCTTGCCCCCATTGAGCTTATGGTGGGTGAGCATATCCTATTCAATCATTTCTGGTTTGTTGGGCGCACTTATACAGGCTACCTGGAAGTGCTGACCAGCACAGGCAGCTGGGTGGCCAATGGCTGGGGCAGTTATGATTATGTGGTGCAGCCTGCCACTGTCACACAGATCCCCATCACCTGTGAGGCCAAGGCTTCTGATTATGAGCTATATCTGCAAGGGCTTTCTCAGTCTACAAATAATGTGACACACAGCATCACAGGTGGCCTGGATACCTGGGTGCAATTTGGTGATCTGGTTTTAAGCTCAGTAAGCCCTGGAGCTACCAATTGACCTATCAGCAATTTTAGAAGCCAATGCCTCTACCTACCACCCTCAAGCTTTTCATTGATGCCAAGGCTGGGCTTGCCTATCCCACCTATACCAGCAGCAGCCCCATCAGCAATCCCAGCTTCTACCTGGGTGATCTGGCCAAGCTGAAGATCTACCTGATTGAGCAGACAGGCTTGGGCACTTACCCCCGCCAGGAAGTGCCTGGCCTGGGATCTCCTGGCATCAAGGTGGCCATTGGTGAGATTGATGCCAATCCCACAGCTGGCCATTTCACCCTGACCTTTGGGGGTGATACCACCCAAAGCCTGGATTATAACATCACAGCTTCTATGCTGGAAACCAGGCTTAACCAGCTGGCTTCCATTGATGCAGCTGGTGATGTGACTGTCAGCAAGGTGGGTGACAATTATGCCATCAAATTTAATACCAATGGCAGCAGGGGTGCTTTCACAGGTGATGGTGCTGCGCTCATCCCTCTCAGCACTGTGGGCATTTCTGTGCTGCAGGAAGGTGATGGCACAAAGCCTGAGATTGTGCTGGTGCATCTGCAGCAGAATGTGGCTGCGCTGGCCACCAGCTTCACAGCTTCAGCTTCCAGCGCCATCACATCCACAGTGCTTTCTGCCTGGGATGGCACAAGGGCTTCCTATCGAATTGCCATCAGCCCTGATCCCAAGGCTGGCACATTCACCCTGGCCTTTGATGCGGACACAGGCACAGATGTAAGCACAAGCTCCCTGGCTGTGGGAAGCACTGCGCTTGAAGTGCAAAATGCCCTGGGCATCAATGCCCTGGAAAATAAAGTGACTGTGCAACAGGTGGGGGCTTATGCCTATGATATCACAGTCACAGCTGAGCCAGGTGGTGGTGGCCTCACTGCTGATGGTGCTGGCCTGATCTCCTTTGCTGGCTTTGAAGGTGACCTGGATATCAATACGGCCAATGCCCTGAGCTACCTGAATGGGGCTGAAAGCATTGAGACAACCCTGGAGGTGGAGATTTCTGATGGCACTTCCCATCAGACAGTGCTGCAAATCCCCTGCACCCTGCGCTCATCTGTGGTGGATGAAACCACCATAAATGCTGTCACCCTAGATCCTGTGCTGACAGAGGCCACAGCTGATGGCCGTTATCTGCGCCAGGCCAATGACCTTTCAGATCTGGACAGTGCTGCCACAGCTCGCACAAATTTGGATGTATATTCCAAGGCTGAGACAGATGCAGCTGTGGCTGGAAGTGGCAGTGGCATTTATCTTCCCCTGGCTGGTGGGACAATGACAGGTGCGATTGTCTTTGATGCCACAGGTGGGCAGAATATCAATAAGGGCACTTTCGACAATGGAGCTGGTGGCACATACAATGGCATTTCTCTCACCTGTGCTGTTGGCTATGAATTGAATTGGCAGGGTGGCCGTCTGGCCAATCGATACAGTGGGGCAAATCAGCTGCTGCTGATTGATAGCCCATTGAAGATCACTGATGCTGGTGGCCTGACCTTTGAAGATAACACAGTGCAGACCACTGCAGCCACCACTTATGATGGTGGAACAGTCAGCACATCTGTCACTGTTTCTTCTGGTGGCAGCAGCACCACTGTGGCCAATACAGGCATCACCTTCCCTGATAGCTCAGTGCAGACCACTGCAGCTGTGGCTATGGCCAATGTAGCTGACTGCCTGGCGCACACCATTCACAATGTATCCTGGACAGGCAGTGCCTGGACAATGACATTTCAGCCAATCAATGCTCACATCAATAATCTGATGGCTGGTGGAAATCTGAAGATTTACAGCGCATCTGGCACTGACAATGTGACAGGTCTTTCAATCAGTGCCACAGCCACCTTCACCACCACATCTGCCACCAGCACTGATTATATCTATCTGAGGATGGTGATTGGTGGGGTGACGATCACCAGCACCCAGCCCATCAATTATCCCTGATCTTATGCCTTCCACTCCCATCCAGCCTGGCACTGATGGCCAGCCTTACAATGTCACAATCAATCAGGGGCAGACCATCCTGCTGCACAATGGCAGCAAGGTGATCCTCAAGCTCACTGCCACCAAGCCAATGCGTTATTTCACTGCGCATCTTTCCTTTGTGGGAACACTTGCCCAAGTGGATGCCAAGATTGCCCAGCTCCAGCTCAAATAAAATGGCCAATTATTCCCTGGTTAAAGACAGCACATTTTCTGTGAGCTATGCCTATGCCCCTGGTGCTGGTGATCCTGCCACTCTGTCTGGCATCACCCTCACAGCTGGCCTGGTGGATGGGGCTGGTGCTTATCACCCCCTGACAGTCACCAAGGCTGGTGACAATATGAGCTTCACCCTTTCATCTGACACCACTGCCTGGGCTTTGGGGCAGGCCACCTATGATGTGCGCCTGCAGAATGGGGCTGTGATCCAATATTTCCCCAAGACCTTTGTGAATGTTTCCCAGGGCATTACCCAATAACAATGGAATTCAATGCCACCTTCAACAGTGCTGCCCTGGGTGGTAGCTTCACCACAAACCAGCCAGCCATCACAGGTGCGCCTTCCCAGGCCATCACCTATACAGTAGAGGCTGGCACTCCTGGTGCAGCTGCCACCATCCAGGTAGGCACAGTGACCACAGGCGCAGCTGGATCTGCTGTGTCTGTCACCAATGCTGGCAGTGCCTCTGCTGCCATCCTTAATTTCACTATTCCCCAAGGCCAGCAAGGTATCCAGGGCATCCAGGGGCAGCAAGGATTGCAAGGCATCCAAGGGGTGGAAGGCCAGGCTGGGCAGACAGGCCAGCAGGGTATCCAAGGCATCCCAGGATCTGCAGCCACCATCCAGGTGGGCACGATTACCACAGGTGCTGCTGGCTCATCTGCGACAGTCACCAATGCTGGCAGCTCATCTGCAGCTGTGTTTGATTTCACAATTCCCCAAGGGGTTCAGGGGGTGCAGGGAAACCAGGGCACAGCTGCCACCATCCAGCTTGGGACAGTCACCACAGGTGCTGCAGGATCTTCTGCCAGCATCACCAATGTGGGAAGCTCCTCTGCAGCCACATTCAATTTCACCATCCCCAGGGGTGACACAGGCCAGCAAGGTAGCCAGGGCACAGCTGGAACAGCTGCCACCATCCAGGTGGGCACAGTCACCACAGGCGCAGCTGGCTCATCTGCCACAGTGACCAATGTGGGCAGCTCCTCTGCAGCCACCCTGAATTTCTCAATCCCTCAAGGCCAGCAGGGTATCCAAGGCATCCAGGGTAATCCTGGTGCTGGCCTCCCAGCTGGGGGCACTGCAGGCCAGGTGGCCACCAAGGTGGATGGCACTGATTACAATGTCAGCTGGGCTACCCCTGCTGCTGGTGGTGGTGGGGTAAATGTTCAGACCTTCAGCACAGCAGGCAGCTTCACCTGGACAAAGCCAGCTGGTGCAAAGGTGGTGGATATTCTGCTGGTGGGTGGTGGTGGCGGGGGTGGATCTGGTGGAAGGTATGCCACTACATCAGCCAGAAGTGGTGGTGGCGGGGGTGCTGGTGGTAGCCAATGCTATATCAGGCTTAGTGCTGATAAGCTTGGTGCTACTGAAACCATCACTGTGGGTGGTGGTGGTGCTGGGGGTGCGTCTGTCACCACTGATAGCTCACCTGGCAATGGTGGGACAGCTGGCACAGCCACTAGCTTTGCCAATTTCCGTGCGCACGGGGGTAATTTTGGTGGTGGTGGAAGCACAATCAATGGATCAGGTGGTGGCGCTCGCACATCCTTCCTGCTTTTCAATACAGGTTTTGCCAGCAACAGTGGAGCAAGCGGGGCAACATCTACAGGGCAAGCTGGCTCAACTTTTAACAGCAATCCTTTCTTTGGCACAGGTGGTGGGGGTGGGGGTGGTGCGTTGGCAAACATCCTAACATCAGCTGCTGGGGGTAATGGCTCAGCAGTGAACAATGGCACAAGTGTTTCGGGCTGCAATTTTGCAATTGCTGGCGGTGCTGGTGGAACAGCTGTCAGCATCAATGGTGGTGCTGGTGTTGGCTATGTAAGCACAGATTATTGGCCGAATGGTGGCACAGGTGGCGGGGGTGGTGCTTATGTCAATGGATCAGTGGGTGGCCAGGGTGGTGCTGGCGGCTGGCCTGCTGGTGGCGGGGGTGGTGGTGCTGCCAGCAATAACACTTTTGCTTCTGGTGCTGGTGGTGCTGGTGCTGCAGGCTTTGCCTTAATCATAACCTATTCCTGACCTATGGAAACAATCATTGATGATGCTGGCCTGACCTGGGTGCGCTCAGAAGATCGCACCAGGCTTACCTGTCAGGATGGCAGGGTGGTCTTTGGCATCCCTGAAATGTCCACTGCTTATCTGCTGAGTGCTGCAAACATCCAGCCTTCTCCTTCAGATGCTGAGCGCATTGCCCAGCTTGAAGCCCAGGTGCAGCAGCTCCTTTCCAAGCTTTCCAATCCATAATCATTATGCTCCTTCTCATCATTTCTTCTGTGAGCTGCTACCTGGCTGGTGCTATCACAGGCATCCTGATCTATCGAAACAACACTGCCAAGCTGAAGGCTGCTGAGGATAAGGCCAAGGCTGTCATTGCTGCTGCCAAGCAGTAAGCCAATGCGCCTGGCATTTGTTGGCATCCTGGCACTGTTCCAATCCTGCCAGCCAGGTGGAGATCTGCCCAGCCCCAAGCCTGAGCCAGCTGAGCAGACCACCCAGGTCTTTGGTGATAAGCAAGACAAGGCTGATCACAGGGTGGCTGCAGCTGTGGCCGTTGCCAGGGAAGCCAACACAGCTGGCCAGCCTGCCAAGGTAGAGGCTGAGCTGTCTGTGGCTGCAGCCTATCTGCCCCCTGCCCCTGAGGGTGATCTGGCATTTGCCAGGCAGCGTGCCCAGGCTGCTGATCCCAAAGCCTATGCTGACGCAGTGGCCTATGGCCAGAAGCTCAAGGGTGACCTGGATGATCTGTGGAAGAAGATGGAAGCCCAGCAGAAGCAGGCGCAGCTGGAGATTGCTGCACTGAAGAAGCACTGTGATGATAAGCAGATGGAGCTGGATGCAGCTGCCAAGGAAAAGAGGGTGCTGATCCTGGCTGGCCTGGGTGCAGCTATGCTTGCCCTAGGGGTGGCACTCCTGGCCTTTGGCCATTTCATTGGGGTATCCAAATGGTCAGCTGCCCTGGTCATCCTGGGTGGTGCGCTCACATCTGCCCTGCCCTGGGTAATTGAAAGCACTTATTTCCCCTGGATCATTGGCATCACCCTTGGCCTGGCCAGCCTCCAGGGGCTGATGGTGCTGGGGGTTAAGACCTGGGTGATGGTCAGAAACCTTCTGACTCCAGGTGCAAAGGTGCAGGCTGAACCAATCAAGCCAGCTGAAGCACCCACCACTGAGGAAGCACCCACCACTGAGCAATGAGCGCAGCCCCCTCCACAGGCTTTGAAGGCATCACATCTGATGAAGCTGTGAAGCAGGGGGTGATCTCTGCAATGCTTGGTGGTGCAGCTATGGTGGCCAGGCAGCTCCTTTCCACTGATCGCCCCAGCTGGGGATACCTGGTGCGCTCAGGCGCAGCTGCTATGGTCACTGCCTATTTCGTCAATTTCGCTGCCAAAGATTATGTGCAGAGTGAAAATCTCAGGGTGTGCATTTGTGGCATTGCTGGATTTGCCTCACCTGAAATCTTAAATTATGGCCTGCAATTTCTGAAGGCAAAGATGCAGGCCAAGGTGGATGAGGCAAAGGCTGGCTTGAAGAAGGCCACCAAAAAACCTAAGCCCAAGCGCAATGGCAGGAAGTGATGCACAGCCTAGGATCTGGGGGATGCACCCTGCCAATCTTCTCCTGGCTGTGATTGGAAGCCTGGTCATTGCCAGCCTGTGCGCTGCCACTGTTTATTTCACTTCCCAATTCATCCTGGATAGCATCCAGAATTCCAATGTGATGGCACTCCTCATCACTGATCAGCCAGGTCAGACCTTTGTGGCTGATGATAAAAACCTGGAGAGAAATCTGAACAGTGCCAAGGCTGCGCTCCTGACCTGTAGGGATCTCAGCCTGGCTTTGTTTGTGAGCTGTGCCCTGATTGGGTGCAGCCTGGCCTGGAAGGGGCTGGGCTTTGGGGATAAGGGGAATAAGTGAGGCTTGCAGCCTTGCCCTTTGGCTGGCCTGCTAAAGCCCCTATGCCCCCTAAGCCAAGGCCAAGCCTGCCTGACCTAGCCAAATGGCTTAGGAAGGCCAGCAAAGCAGGGGAAACGGCCAAGGCCACCAGGCTGGGCAAGGTGATCTGGCTGCGGAAAAGGCAGGCCACCAGGCACAGGGCTAGGGACAGGCTGAAATGATTTGCTTTTAAGGCTGGACAGGTGGCACATCATTTGCCTAGGGTGCTGGCCTTCCCACATCCTATGACAAACGAAACCACCCCCGCCCAGATCCCTGCCCCTATCTACCTTGTCACCAGAATTGGCAGGGGTGCTAAGCTGCACCTGTCCCAAGATTATAACAGTGGCAGGCTGTATCCTGCTTGTGGCAATGATAGCCCCTATAGCCAGGCAAGGCGCACCACCTATGGCTTCAGCCAGATCACTTGCATCAAGTGCCAGAAGAAGGCAAAGGAGCTTGGCCTGATCTAAAGCCACCTTTCACCCCTAAGATAATCCACCTATGAAAAAGCCCCCTGCCCCCGCCAATCGTTTTGATCTCAAGACCTGGAGCGCAGACCAGCTTGAATACGCAGCCCCCATCTGGGTGGCCAAGCTTGAAGCCTGGATGCAGGAAGATGCTCAGCTGGCAGCTCAGTGCCCCAGCAATTCCCAGCTGCTGGTGGATGCCCTGGGCATCATCAAGCGCAGGCAGGAGCAGCTCACCTATTGGAAGCTGATCAAGGAAGGCCACAAGACCTATAGGGTTTTGCCTCCCTCCCTGCGCACTTATTTCAAGCAGGCTTCCTATGATGAATGTGGCCTGGTGATGAAAGGCTGCACTGTGGGTGCTTGGGATAAAGCTGATGGCATCTGGTGGAATTCTCTTTAATCTTTCCCCTATGAAAAACCAAACCACCACCCCCGCCCACCACCAGGGTATCAGCCAAGCTGACTACAGCCAGGGCTGCTATGGCCTCACCCTATTCTTCCTGACCATCCTGATCCCTGTGATCCTGGGTGTCAGCCTCTGTGCCCTGTTCACCCCCAAGCGCAAGTGACCTATGCACCTTAAGATTTTCAGCCCTATGCTGGCCAGCCCCCTGCCTGCCCTGGATACCCTGGGTGATCGCTGCTGGGCTGTTGAACCAAAGCTCGATGGCATCAGGGTGATTGCCACTGTGGATGCCAAGCAGGGGTGGGTGAGCTTCCAGACCAGAAACGGAAAGCCCATCACCACCCTTGGCAATTGTGTGCCCCATCTGCTGCGCCTGGCCACTGCCATTGGCAAGCCCTGCTGCTTTGACTGTGAGGCCATTGCTGGCTCAGGCTTCTATGATGGGGCTGGCAAGCTGATGAAGAAAGATGGCACTGATGCTGATGGCATCCTGGCTATCTTTGATATCCCCTGGGTGGAAGGCTGGATGCCCACTGATCTTGTGCCCTGGTCTGATCGCAGGGATCTGCTCACCAAAGCCTTTGATGATACCCAGCGGAACAGCTTGCAGTGCGTTAAGCAAGTGCCCCTATTTGATACCATCAGCACAGCTGACATTGACCCTCAAGCCCTGGTGCAGAAGGCCATCAGCCTGGGCTGGGAAGGGGTGGTGCTTAAGGACATTGATGCCCCATATTACCAGGGCAAGCGCAGCAAAGCCTGGATCAAGCTGAAGGGATCTGAGACCTATGATTGCCCCATTGTGGGCTTTGTGCCTGGTAAGGGCAGGTTTGATGGCGCAGCTGGTGCTATCCTGGTGAATTACCTGGGCACAGTGGTGGCTGTTGGATCTGGCCTGAGTGATGAGCTGCGCCTGGCCATCAATGACAAGCCCCAGGATTACATTGGCAAGCTGGCTGAAGTGCAGTGCCAGGAGATCACCCCCAATGGCTCAATGCGCCACCCCACCCTGGTGAAGATCAGGTGGGATAAGTGACCTTTACCCCCACAGATATGCCCAAAATGAAAAAAGAAAACCTAGTGGCTGCGCCCAATGGCCAGCTCAT